TTAGATCAAACTCCTTACCCGAATCCTAAACCACGCAAAAACCGAATCATCACTTTCAAGAGTTGCTTTCAATTGAACGAATCCGGTTCTATTTTCTTCGGTCGCTGTCACAACGACATTGTTTCCATTTGGTGCAATTGTCGCTAAATTCGTACTCGATACTTGATCATCTGCAAATATTTCCCAGATTACCGATTGGTTGAAAACTTCAACTTCATTTTCAAAAACATGTGCTATATAATTTTTCGATTGACCATTGAATATTTCAATTGGATTTGAAGCATTTGAATTGATAGAAATTGATTTTTCAATCACTTCATTAATTTCAATATTTATACTGGCAAAAAATAGCGGATTAGTGGCATTTGCTACCGTAATTGTTGCTGTACCTGCGGAAACGCCTGTAACCAATCCGTTTTCATCAACAATAGCAATATTTTCATCACTCGATAAAAACACGACAGGAGGATTGCCTACTGCGGAATAGGTAATTTGTATTGTTTGCCCTACTGAAACAGTCAAAGGCTCCGTATTGGTAATTGCAATCGAACAGCTTGAACCGCTTTTTAAACCGGCAATTTCGTTATCAACATCATCATTCCCTGCAAGCAAGTCTTTTTCGCATGTAATATCAATGATACCCTCGCGCGAATAGCGGTCTATACCTGTTACCCTGAACACTTGACCTAATTTCAAAAAACGATCATCCAAACTGATTTTCGCAGTCTGTTCATTGTCCGGCACAGATACAACGATTTGACCGACAGGAATACGAAGAAACTGATCGCTATCAATGCTAAACGAATTTGCTTCAATGTATGCGGGAGTATGAATGAAAAAACAATTGTGATTGAAAATCAGTTCAAACGGCAACCTCCGCATGATTCCCTTCCACTTGGTGTATCGCTTGGATGATTCTTCGGAAACAATCATGAATGTTTTTCCTTCCCATTCAATGATATCCCCCCGCTTCAATTCTTCTAAAGAAGAAATACGCCTATCATCATGAAGTCTGTCGATTGAAGATGATGGAATTGTTGTGTTTGTTATCAAAACTCGTCTTGACTCGCCGTTAATAAGAACATCCTGACCCATGATGGAAAGCAAATATTGGTAGTCATCGCTTGATGAAAAATCAAAAAGATTGAACACCCAAACACCCCCATGTTTTGTTAAAATTCTATATAGATATTAGATTTTTGAGAATAAATCAAACAGGGAATACATTTATATATCCCCTGTTTGATATGTTGCAAAAAATAAGTTGTATATTAGATTTTAAGAGTCAAACAACATAAACATGTTGCCATTTGATGAAGTATCGTCTGTTGCTGACATCATGCGAAGCGAACGCGATAGCTGGTCAATTCGGGATTGGATACGATCACCGAAACCTGAAACTGTTTCATCATCGAATTTGTAATCTTTGAATAGTTGTGGCTGGTTGGCTAAAGACTCAAGCAAAGCTAATGCTGTAGCGATGATAGCGCGTTTGTTCGCGTTGGATGTTGGGTTGTAGTCAGCGTTTGGATCAAGTCCGTTTTCTTGAAGGTAGACGCTCAATTCATCATCTGGATAGTCGAAACCCTTCGTTTCCAGTTTTAATCGCTCAATATTTGTCATTTTGATTGCCCCTTTGTTTGATTTTGGGAAAAGAAAAAGTCACTTTGAAAGTGACTTAAATTAAGAATTGTATTTTATATTTGGTTAGAACCTTCAGATAAAAATGATGGCCTATCATAAAAAACACCAACACTATATTGAGGTTTAATATAAGAACCGGAATTCGAAAATTCAATATAAACAGTGTCCTCATCAATAGTTCCGAATGAAGCAGATAATTTTAAGTCATTATTACTTATAGCAGCTTCTATTTGTTCATCTAAATTAGGATATAAATCTTCATAAGCCTTTTCTGTAATATCATCATCCCAATCAAAGTTAAACAAATTATCTTTTGAATAATACAAGCCTTTTGCATTTTCATAAAGATCCATAAATCGAGCATATATGTTATCAAAATCGTTGCCGCTATAATTTAAATAGATTTGTCTTAAACCCAAGTTGTCAAATGAATAGATAATATATCCTAGACCATGCTCATAGGTTAAACTATCATAACCCGCAATATCTAAACCCTGATCAACTAATTTATTTTTTTCTGCCTTCATTATATCTGCTTTGCTCATATTCCAACTTACATCTAAATATTTGTCTAAATTCCAATTGTAACTTAACCCTATAATTATCCTGTTTTTATCTGGATAAAAGTCCAACCTCGTATTAATTGCTTGTGTGATGAACCTAAGGGGAACCATAGTAAAGCCTTTATAAATTTGAGGCTCACTATCAAGCAAAATATTCTTATTGTTAACTTTTGCATTGTTAGAACCAACCGTTAATTCAATGTTATATTCGTCGTTACTTCCCACAATTGCTTTTGTTTCGGCATCATAACTTACATTCAAACCGAGAGCTAGAAATATTGGTCGAAATTGGACGAGTGTTCGCCCATTCTCAACTATAGGATCAACATCAAAAACAACTCTATGACTGTCTACAAAAACCAAAATAGGATTAGAGGCAGAACTGTTGGCATATGTAACTGGACTGAAACATAGAACAATGATCGGCATCATTATTAACAATAGCAATTTTTTCATTCGTTTAATCTCCTTTTTTTCCGCATGTGAAAAACGATATGCTAACCCCGCCCATCATCAACAAGGGGTATCTACCCGCTTCATCACCTCTCATGAGCCAAAAGAATCATGCGGGATCATGCAAATAGTACAAACGACACACCAAAGATACCACATACCCCTAAAAGTTGGCAATATCTGAACCGACTAATACACAATTTATCGGCTTTTATGACCACTCCCTACACTAGGAAGTGGTCATAAATGGCTGCTGGATAGGATCAGGCCAAAAATCGAGACCAACACTGCCAAAAATTAACAAATAATTTTAAATTTTTACAAAAAATTACTATGCCAACCACCTTTTTTTAAAAAATTAGTACCTGGTACTAAATCCCATTGTAACAGGCGCGATTTTCGGGACATAATACTTTAGTACACTAAAGCGTTAAAGTGTTAAAGTATTAGTTAATTGTCACCTGAATTAATATCTGATTCAATCCTATCTGCATGGATTTTATCTAACTCACCTGTCACATCAACTGTATATGGACTCCTTTCAAGTGCGCTTTCAACGCTAATCAAGTTAGCCGCTCTCAATGCTGTAATGTTCTCGACAATCTCCTTGTCATTACTGGGTCGCGCATAATGGAACACAATTCCCAGTGTATCATACTCATCATCCGTAAATGTCACACCTTTAAACTCAAGCAGTTTCCTAATCACATCGAAACGCTGTTCCATGCCCTCACGCAAGAACTTTGCATTCTGCGATGCCTTTATGTCTGCCAAACTAAACAACAGTCTAATACTAACCTCCGATAGATTGCTAATGTCCGTCTTGCTCATGCTGACCGCAGGCACATGCCCAATATCAAGCAGCGCACTCGTTAGTGTCTTGTACAACGTCTCAAAAGCCTGATGATCAAATTGATTCCTAGAAAAGAAAAAGTCAGCATCGTGGTCAATAACTATACCACCGCCAACTAGATCCTTTGGTAATCCATCGCCTTTTAGCTGTTGCCCCTTCAAAACCGGAATACCTGTTATAAAATGGTAAAACCCATCTGTTGCCTTGCTAATCAAATCCTCCATGTTGTCCAAAATTGGCAGGATATCCAGCAAATCCGATCTTCCCAATATATCAATCTCGTTTTGATTGCGATACAATACAGGTAAACCGCCAAGATTGCTATACTCACCTGTCTTTTTCAGATTTCCGCCTTCATCTGTCCATTGTTCCACTTTATCAGGAAAATAAATGTTGTAGTACGTCACATTGTCAATCGTCCATGTCTCAATTAGAGACACATAATTGCCTTGCACATCGAAAACAGGGTAGCAATCAGCAGGATCGAGGACTTTTGACTTGATATTATTGTCGCTGTCCAAATAAACATACTCTGCACAAAAACCGTATTTGCTCATCTTATCCATTACATCATAATCAACGCTGTTATACTTGCCTCTCTTATAAACCCGCTTGTATTGATCTGTAACCTTGTCATCCCCCGTTAATGTAATCGGATTGCTAACGACGTAACCAATGCCGTAATCCAAAATCACTTTAGCGTATTGAAGCACGATCTTTCGCGGCTCATAAATCTGACCGTTAAATTGGTAGCTTGGCTTGCCTAAAATCTTATGCTTGCCGCTTAAATACTCTTTAATGTCTAGAATCTCATTGACACGTTGCCAATGATAAGGTTTATTAATTTCTTCCAAGAACCAAGTATTTTCCATCTATTCATACCTCCACGTAGTATTTTCCTGATTTCATGGCTACAATTGCCAGCATAAAGCTAATAACCAGATCGTCATGAAGCGTTTTACTCTTGTTTTCTAGCTTGCCTTCCTTGTCCACGAACGTTTGCATTTGTTTTAATGTCTCTTTGCATTCGATGTTGACCAGATCGCATTCAAACATTTCCTTTGCGTTTAAAACCGCTTGTTGCTTGGTTACTGCGTTGTTATTCCATCCAAGACGCAAACGCTCTTTCCCTTTGTCAAAATGCTTCATCTTATATATGTTTAAATATGGATTATCACACTCACGCAATCGTTCCAGTAATGCCGTTCCGTATCCATTTCGTTCGACGCACAAGAACGCATAACCAAAAAACAGTCCGATCTCTCGGACTATTTCAGCGAATTTATAAACCGGAATATCATTTCTATAGAACGAAGCGTATTGCTGACCATCTGCCCCGAAAATGCTGATTGTCGAGTAGTCATTACCATTCCCGCTTGCAACGTCAATCCCCGCATACATTCGCATTCGCGGTTTTGGTAAACGAAATATATCCAGTCCTTTGCCTACATATTGTTTCAGCGTATCAGGCAAGTCGAATAGTTCATCCTTTGACAGTGGCGGCGATATGTAATTGATTTGCTCGGCAATCTTCGTTTGGTCGAAGACCGATTGACCCGTATTGATAAACGCCTGAATGTCCGTTGCCGGATATTCTTGATAGAACTGATTTTTGCTTTTGTCTTGCAACATGTATTCCCGCCACATGAGCATATTTAGACTACAACCAGCTTCATATAGTTGTTTTTGCTCCTTATCCGTCAAATCTTTTGCGCTTAATCGTCTCCCTTTGTTGTTTGCCTTGTACCATGTCACCGCTTCTTGTATATCAAACGCAAATTGCTTTTCGTAAGCTGAACTAAAAAAGGGAAAGAAAAACGCCTTGTATTTGCTTTGTCCCTTAGATGCTCGATCGTACATCACTTGGAAATCATTAAAGCCGTTAGCCGTTGTTTCCAAGACAATTTTAGACCGTTCCGTTTTCATGAGTGCCGGTTCCAATGAAAGCAATACGCCGCTTAAATCAGCGTAAAAAGCTGCTTCTGAAAGCAGCACATACATTAATGTCATTCCACGTCCTAAGTCTTTATTTCCCGTTGTCGTGCTGACGATTCGTGAACCGTTGTCAAATACGATTTCATCCCGATTTTCCCGCTTTAGTTGCGGGAAAGTATCGGGATATTTGTCCCTCGGTATGGTTCTGTTCATCTTTTTGATTTTTTCAAATAAATCCTTTGCGCTCTCGCCTTTGTAGCTGACTAAAAGGTAATTTGTATTTGGATTCGTTAATGCCATCCACAAACAGTAAGCCAGGCTCATTACAGTAAATCCCAACTGACGAGGCTTAAGTATGATATTGTATTTTCCCGCATTATTAATAAAAAATTGCTGTTGCTCGTTGAGTACAAAAGAAACAAGGTTCCCGTCATTATCAACAATCTTTATAAAGTTCTTACAAAATAAAGAAAAGTCACTTAGAACCTTCTGTAATTTTTGCTTTTTGGTCATTGCCAATCTTGCCATCAAACCACCCTCTCAAAAAAAGAAAAGAGGAGCAACCGTTTAGTTTAGGTTGCTCACAATTCTAAGTCATCGTCTTCATCATCTTCGGCTTGCAATTCACGCATAGCTGTTTTGGCGTAACCCTTTAGATCCTTGCCTAGCTGCAACAAAAGCTTAATACTTTTCTCGTCGCCTTCACGCGCTTTCTTTGACAGCGAATCATATATTTCTTCCAAATCATGGTCAAATCGCATATTTAAATAAATGGCCGTTAATCTGCGATAGTCTTCAGTTTTTTCCCATTTTAAAAACCCGTTTAGCGTTTGGTTGCCTACACTCCGCAAAAATTCCTCTTCGGTCTTCGGTGGCTTTGTCTGATCCCAAGTAATCCCATGCTTCCAGCAAAAATAAAGCCGCTTTTTATGCGGGACTTGTTTAAGTGCGTCGTAAATGTTCATTTTCTAACCCTCCTCGTCATATATCCTTTTTGAATATCTAACCACTTCGTTTTACGATCAAAATATTTCGGCATTTCTTGGTTATCGAATGTACATTCATATTTCATTAATCCATCATTTAAATTTACAAAAACCAATTCATCAAGATTTTCATCATACCTGAATACTGTCCAAGCGTCTTCATGTAAATCTATAATCGTATCATCAATTAAACGTTCCCATTCGGCCTTGGTTTGTGGCTTGTATTTATCAATATTATGCCTGAATGCTTGTTGTAGCTGTTTTATATTATAATTTGTAGCGATTTCCATTGCTCTATTAATCAAATCTATCTTGTCCCCTTTCAAGTAAATAATATGATTGTATTTTGGTAAATGGAATAAAAAGGAAAAATTAAATTGTGTGTCCGCTTATATTAAGGGGTAACCTGTACCCTGTCCCGCCTTCTTTATGCCCTTTACCACATCCCCAACTACCCACACCAAAAACATTTAAAGCATCTTTTTTAGCTGCGATACTCTAGCAGGTGAAACTGACAACATTTCAGCAAGTTCTTTATTTTTAAGATAAGGATTCTCGGCAATTAATTTTCTCAATGCTTGTAATTTTTGGTATGTAATATCTTTTTGGCATTCTATGTAACGTTTCCGTTCCATTGTTCCTTTTTCTCTTCTATTGTTTCTTTTCGCAATCGTATTTCTTCGTTGTTTCTCATCCTTATTAATAATCGTCTTTAAATGTTTCTGCTCATCGTCAGTTATATCAAGCATCGAAATGATCTTTTGATTTGTAAAATTGTAGCCACCACGTTTGTATGTACCGTTGCTTACGTTAAGTAGCCATTGATCGTATGCTCGTTCTGCCGATTTCGTGGCTCGTTCAACTTCTCTTTCTTTTAATGGCTCTGTAAATTCAGCATTGAGCGAAAGCGTCTGGTTTAACGCTTCTTCTTTATCAGATAAAAAACAACATGACCAATACCGATACAAAAAAAGCGTTAATTCTCGATACCCGGTCATGTGATGATTCCTCAGTTCGATTATCTTACATAAATCCCGAAGTCTATTAAAGTGAAGTGTGTATATGTTAAAGATGCTTTCAATTTTCTTTTGTGTTTTGGGTTTTTGCTCTTTTTGCCGCTTTTCTTTTTTTATTTCAGGCAAATAATCAAGTTTAAGTTGTTCAAGATCATACCTGAAATCATGCCTATACTCTACTGTAACTGTCTTTTTGTTTTTACTGTTGATCGTTCCGGCCAGTCTAAAAATCCTTGCTGCGTCACTTGCTTGTGTATCCGCTCCGAATGGCTTTAACTGATTGACGATAAAATTTTCAACCGCTTGCCATCTTGGAAGCGCCATGATTGGAACAGGCTCGATCAGCCATACCAACACAATACCGCGCCCAGAGTAAATAATGTAGTTGGGTTCAGGGATTGTTTGCCGGAAATAATCCAATTCTAGAGCCATCATTACCTGATTAACTGTTAGGCCAGTTTTATAAAAATCAATATCGCAGTACAATGATCTTAACTGTCTCAGGTTTTCAATTCTTCGCTGGGGTCTATAAAATGTGTTTTGACTAAAATAAACGTCCTCGCCAATCCATTCTGTTAATTTGTCTTGAAGTTCATCTATTTTATAATGGTATTGTTTGTATACCCCTTTGTCTTTTTTGGCTAACGTGACCCATCCGTCACCGTTTTGATGATGTTTGTAAATGTGTTGTAGTGCTGCCTGCATTAATGATCATTTGTCACCCAACCTTTCCCCCTCTTGCGGGTTATAGAAAATTAAAAAAGCCGCCTTAATAGGCTGCTTCAAATCATGAATAATTGTATTGTTGACCGTTAAAGTTAATATTGCTTGTCGCAGACAAATTGATATTTTTACCCCTGATCTCAATATCATCATTTGTTGATTCAATAACGATTTTGCCACCTTCGGATTTAATAGTTATCCCAATATCTGCTAATTCGATTTGCCTCATTGATTCCGTATTGCTTTGATGATAAACAATATTAAGTTTTTGATTTGGCTTTTCAATGACGCTCTTGCCTGACAACGAAGTTACCCCGTCACCAGTTCCTAAAACAATTTTCGGATAAGATGATACCCCTTCGCCCTCTAGGAAAATGCTCATTTTTTCTATGGGATTAAATTCAAGTTGATAAAATGGATATGAAGTTGGCTCTGTTGTTAGTTGTGTTTTGTTGGCATCCGTCCAATATAATAAATTACCCCCTGCGTCTTTAGCCTGTATACGGTCTGTAATGGTTCCAGTAATAAATTTAATGTAATCGTCTTTTGCCTCAACATAATCGACACTTGCGCCTATTGTATCTGATTTGTCCAGTGTCTTTAGTGCTGTAACTGTCAGGTCGTTAATAAATCCATCTTCGGCTGTTAGTGTGCCTGTTTGGATATACTGTCCAAAAAGAGAACCTATGCCTTCAATGTCCCAATTATTCATATAAAATTTTTTTGTTGTTGAATCCATCAATACCGTATCATTACCATCTGTTATACTTACTTTTTTAAACTTTGCTTGGCCGTCTAATGTAGCATGTGTATTAAAACGTCTTATTGGTCTAGAATCTTCAAGTTGTCGAACGTATTTTTTTGTTATTGGATTGATTTTGTCATTAGCATCATACTCATAAACGATCATTTGTCCGCCAACTTTTTCATCAATTACATGTTCATATGCTTTATAGATGATTTCAAAGGGGTTCATCTTGCCTAAAAATTTACAAGCATAGTCAAGTGCTTTATCACTATTTGCACCTGCCGCCGCAATATCCCGATTTTTTATTGTATCTGTCATAATTTCAAAATCGTATTGATTACCCATAGTATGTAACAAATACCTACCGTATTTGTCTATCGTCAAAACATATACCCCTAGTTCCCCTTGTTGATATTTCATAAATGTCGTTTTTGCCAATTGTTGTATGTCACTGACCTGATGATCTGGTTTAATGATTTTGAAAAATTCTTCGACTACCGGCAGGTAACCCATACAAAAAACGATTTTGTCACCATAAACCCTAATCTTCTCGAATCCGTCTCTTATAAAAAAACTCTCTCCGTTAATCGTCGCAGAAACTCGTGTATCTCCAAACAGATAAACCTTATCATTATAACCCAAATAAAAAATCATACTCATAAATGTATCGTCACCGAATCGACTTGTGATGATTCAATTATTAATTCTTTTTTGTCACAATTAAAGCTAAGTTTATATCCATTTAAAAGGCTATCAATGATTTGCTTTACCTGCTCAGAAGTGTATTCATTCCAACCTTCTGCTTTTTCGATGATTTTACCTTCAACTTGAGTGCCTTTGACGAAATTAAAAGTCAATTTCATTCTTGTTCCTCCGCTTCGCCTTCGATAAATTTCCGATACCGTCTAACCAATTGCTGATCCCAAGATACCTTTCCGTCTTCGAACAAGCTAACATAGCTTGCACTAATCCCCAGATGTGCCGCGACATCTTTTTGCTTTATTTTTTTGGAAATACGTTTTAGTTTCCATGCAACCACATCATTCATGCTGTTTTTCCCTCCAATCTTAAATTACTTTAAAGATTTACAAAAAAGAAGAAGCCGCAAACGCGACTCCTTCTTGATTGAGCATTAAACGCTAAGCTGTGCTACCGCCTTTTTGCTACCAACTCTTAGCGTTGCCTCAGCGACAACTTGGCCGCTTACTGCATCCCCTGTTTTTGCCAATGGCTCAAACATTGGCTGTCTTAGATAATCAATTGACAAGAAATCAGGCGCAAATGCAGTGATTTTGTCAGGTGAGGCGTAACGAGACAACAAGAAAAATACTGTCCCGTAGTTTGTCCTAACCCCATCAACGACAAGGCCGAAGATGTTGTTTTCGTGGATGTAGTTGTAGCTATCTTTGTAAATATTGTCAATCTGCTCTTTTAGATCAGCGTTGACAAGCGCGAAAAATTGACCGGCTGGAATCCCCTGCGTCCAAAAGCATTTGACGAGTGCTTTAACATCATCTTCGCTTACCTGATTCGGTGTTGCGGCGTTGATTTTGTTGCTGTCATCTGCCCACTGCTCGATGCCGTCAAGTTGCCGGATAAACGGACTAGTAGACCCATCATTCCTAACGCCAGTTGTAATGCTCTTTTCGATGCCCTGCTTAACTTCGATTAGACGATCAGCAATTTCCTGACTTAGCGTCGTTGATTGCATCGCTAAGGCTGTGCCGCTTACTTCGGCTGCTCGTTGCCATATTTGACATACATTGTTTAGTTCAGCCCTGCCGGATTGGTAAACCGTCGGATTTTTATTTCCTTCAATCACACCTTGCCCGATGTCGTCGCTGTTAAAACTACGCTCTCGCCAGCTATGGAGAGGCGCAGATGCTTTGCCTGTTAGACCCCTTGCAAGTAAGAGGGATAAAAGCGGCGTATCATTGGCATCTCCAACTTTGTAAATTTCGCGTGCTAGGCTAATGGCTTCATGTTGTGTAAAAGCATTTGATTTAAACAACTTAATCTACTCCTTTTAATTGTAAAATTTTGATAGCTTTGACTCGATCATGCCGATTACATCGCCTTTAGCTTCTGCGGCTGTATACGCATCAGTCTGCCGGTGATTGTCCGGTTTAAATGATGAGTCAATGCTTCGTTTTTTAAGCACTTCTTGAAGCTTTGCAACTTTTGCTTGTAGTTCATTTTCATCCGCAACAGTGATAAAATCCGCGAAATCCTCTGCTCCCATTTGCTGTAGACTGGACACAACCTTTTGCTGTAAAAGTTCTGCCTTTAGACGCTTGATTTCCTTTTCTGCGTCCGTTTCATCTTTTGGCTTGTATTGCCGTAGTTGTTCGACTTCGGCTTTAATGGGATTCAGGATTTCGACTTCCCATTTTTGTTTGGCTTCGGCAAGCATTTGATCAACTTGCTCTTGACTGAAAGTCTGGTCTGACAAAATCAACACCCTTTCTTTTCATTTTAAATTTTTTTAATAGCCAACAAAAAAACTCCTTCGATAACGAAGGAGAAAAAAAGAAATTGTTAAATTAAAAGGCTTTGAAGGCAAAAGCCTTCACCATATATAGCGACTTTTTTTTATTTTCCGACATACTTTTCAAAATATTTCGCAATTTTCTTCGAAATGGTAGTTTTTAGGGTTCTCATCATTTTTTCGGTTGTTGTGTCCAACATACCTTTTAGCAATTCCACTGTCTCTTTTTTGTCGCTTGTTCGCGTCAAAAAAACCGAAAGTATCAGACGATGATTTTTTGACAATTTTATGTTATGTACATGCATCAAAAACTCTGTAAGTATGATGTAAATAGGACTGTCAGGTTTGTTGTGATACTTATCATACAAATCATGAAAATTTTCAATCAAGGCTTTGATATGAACAGGGTTCGAGAAATCAAATATGTCTAAAATTGCGTGTTGCAAATACTCTTGGTGATTGTCAGCATCAAACCTGTTTACTCCTTCGATCTCACTTCGACCAACATTCGGACTTTGGGCAAGTGCATTTAATTTGTATTTAAGGTCAGCAATGATTTTTTCGAGTTTGACGATTGTCTTTTTGTCCAAGTTTAGCCTTGTTTTAAAAACTAATTGCTGGACATTTAATATTTGATCGTAAATATCTTTTTGCTCATCGTCCAGTTGCTCATATGGCACACGCAGACGATTAAGTTTTTGCCACGATATAGTATCTTTTTTGTTGGCCTTTTGGGGTATGTAGTATATTTCTTGTAACCAATATTCAAATTCGTTTATGCTTTTAAATATGTAATCAAGGAAAAAGTTTTCGTCCATATTTTTTTCGTTTATGTAATTTTGGGGAAAGGTCATCCTCCGTCTGTATTCATCTTCGGCATAATCCGTTAAGATTCCATGATTATTATTTTTGCCCTTTTTGCCCTTTTCCTGACGCAATAAGTAATTAGAAATGATGTTTAAAATGTCAGCAATACTTTTTTGATTAGGTTTATGGGTTGTTCTTACAAAATCCTTACTATAAGCAGACAAATAATCAACAAACCAATCTAATACAACAACGCCATCATATCTTGAAACTGATTGATCGTTAAACAATTTAATGTCGCCAAATGTTGTTGTACCATCAAACAATCGCTTAACATGTTTTAACCGCGCGGCGGTTGTCGGAAAATTGTTAAATAGAAGGTACTTGTTAATTTGGTCATAGACGTAGTTTAAAGGTGCTAGTGTTAGGTCTGTTTCCGTCATACCTGTAAAGCTTCGCTCTCCTTTGTGATTTGTTTAAATGTAGGATGGTCATATTAGACACTCCTTCGCGCTTGATTGGCGCGTGATTTGGATTAAAAAATTTAAGTAGACAAGCGAGTTTTTCCCGCTTATCTAGAATCTTCTTTGATGAAGTCCCATCTTGTTCGGATTTCATGTTTTAATTCGCTAAAAATTTTTTCACTGTATTGAGGGTATTCGTATTCTTGTTCGATTTTTGCTTCTTCGTCGATAAAAGCAACGACAACATCTTTAAGGCCATTCAAAGTGATTGCGTCAAGAAGCAATTCACAAAATTGCCAATACTTAATCCTTGCAGTTTGTTCTTCTTTCAAATGTCCCAAAAGTTCATCGATAATTTCATTTTGTTTTTCAATTACTTTTTTACTTTTCAAATTCAGGCTTTCCAATTTATTATCGTAAGACCTTTGGTATTTAGCTTGCAGATGTTTTTTTAAAGCACGACGTTTGTTTGTTAAATCCTCAAAATTGTATATTGTCAATTGCATTACTCCTTTGCTCGTATAAATTAATAGTTCATTTGATTAAAAATCAGCGAACGACACAAGCAACTACAACCACCCCCTTAGAAGCGTGCATTAAATTTATTTAATGAACGATATATTTGTTTTCTGCAAATCGCATCAAATCCCAAAAAATATCATCAGAATTAGGACTGCCGGAAAAATATTTACAAAACTCCTTTAAATCATCGTCATTTTGGATAAACTCGTTTGCCAAGACGATTGCCGCTTCCCATTTGGTTCCGGCACACATGAGATATACCCATTTGATAAAGTTGACTTTGCTTTCCCCAAAATTAAAAATAATGTCCTCGAACTCTCTTTCATCATCCGGGTTAAAGGTGATCGTTACATTTACTGTTTCCATTTGCTCACTTCTCCTTTTTTATGATTTGGAATTTTTATCGTTTTAAATGTAGCAAAAAAATTTTTCAAAGTCAATAAATTTCTCTTGTTTTTCTAACAGAAAAGAATTATAATAAATTCTTTACAAACGTAAAGCAAAAAAATATAATTTTTTAGGGGAAGATTTTGTGTCCAGAAAGAAGATTAACCGCCCCTTCCACTTTGGAGGAGCGGTTAAAAACAGACGGATGGATGGGTAGATCAAAGGCGAGGAACAAAGTACAGGTTACCCAGTAATTTAAAGGGACAAACCATTTAACGATACTTGCTTAAAATCTCCTCCCGTTCACGCCTACAAGCTTCTATTTCGATCTGTAAGGCGTTTTTGTCCATTGTCGGCTCAATTACTCCAGTTAGCTGTTTAGCGGCTTTAAGATGGCGTTTTGCAAGCGTCAGCATCATATCAGCGTCTTCGTCGGACATGAGCATGATGATCTGGCGGTCGGTTAGTCTGGTCATCGTTTTAGCCTCCTTAAATGTCCATGTGAGATAGCGGCGAGAATTTAGCATGTTGGCGGGATATTTCCTCGTCAGTTAAATCCATGTATGCCTTCTGCGTAATTTCCACCGAGCTATGCCCCAATATTTTACAAAGACTGAACCAATCCCCACCATTCAGAATGTAATACTTGGCAAAGTTATTCCTTAGCTGGTGAGGATGGATTTCAACGCCTACACGCTTTCCGGCATCCTTTAACGCCTTCTCATAGTTGCGGACATCTAGCTGTGTCCCTCTCGTCGTCGGAAACAAATATGCGCTAGTGATGTAGCGATCTCGATACCTGAGCCATGCCTTTAAATCTGCGGACATTTTCGCACTAAAATAAACGTAACGTTGATGCTTGTTTTTAGTGTCTGTGAGTAGAATCGATTTGTGATTTAAGTCCAAATGTTCTGGCCTTAGTGACAAACATTCACCGACGCGCATTCCGGTATCGAGCAGCAATTTTGTAATGATTGCATTCCGATAATCATGAAACCGTGAAACATCAAACTGTTTCAAAACCTTGCTGATGTCTTCGGGTGTAAGAGTTTTCTTGGCCTTGCGGTGTACTTTAGGGTTCTCGATTTTTTCGCAGGGGTTCTTTGATATTTCGCGCTCGACCTCATATAACCAGTTAAAAAATACCTTCAAATTTCTTATATAATTGGCAATTGTTGTTGTACTGATTTGCTGACCGAAATCCGTCCGCTTTTCTGGATAATTTTTGTTCTTGGTGCTTTGATTAACGACCACAGAATACTTGCCCCGCTCTTGCAAATAGCGAACGTACTGGCGAATGTGACCCGATTGTACTTTTCGCGCATCTTCAATCTGAAACGCCTTCTGAAGATATAGGCCGAACAATTTAAGGGATTGTTCGTAACTGGCAAGCGTCTTTTTGGCGAGATTGCGGCTTGTGCAGTACAACATAAAGTTGTCTAGCTGGAATTCAAAGTCTGTCAT